GTTATTTACGGCTTAACAGGAACGTCAAGCGCCGGTACATAGACGAAATGGAAGCGGCGGCCCGGGAAGCAGGTCTACGGTTTTATGTTTCGGATGCACATTTCAAGGAACGGTGTGATAACGGGTCTTGCTGCGGCCTGTCGAGCGAATGGAATTATACCCGTGGTCAGTTTACGGAAGCACTCCAGATTGCCAAGAAGGAGGGCGAAGTACGCTGGACCGATATAGAGCCGGACATGAGCATTGTAGAAAATGTCCCGCGCAACACCGCGACGGGTTTCAACGCGGGCAGGTATCAGACACAGACAATGTTTGAAGGGTTCACCATGAAAGATTATTTGAGATGGTTGTGGAATAACCCCAAGGCGGGCCAATCCCCATACAAGATGTTCGAGGGCATTGTGAAGCCTGACAGATTGGATGAAAACGGGGATGTGATTTATGTATGGGACGAGACGCGGGCATAACACGCATCACAGATAGGGCTGACCTTCCCGATGCTATTTGTGCCTCCATACCGGATGGCGCGGAAAATATCGCGGTCAAGGTACACTTTGGCAGGACGAAGAAGCCCGGTAGTCATTTAGACCCGGCTATTTTCAGGCCGCTCATTTCGTCCAGAAAGCGCGTAACCTTTGTCGACACTAATACACTATACGGAGGGGAGCGCAGGACTACTGAGAGGCATCTCGCGGTCGCAGCGAGGCACGGCTTTAGCCCCGCAAAGATACTAGAGGAGGACAATCTTGTCGGTATCGGGAAAAACATTACTATACCGGCCGAGCTAGAGGATTACGACGTTATCCTGAACGCCGCACATTTCACGGGACATAAGATTGTAGGCTTCGGTGGCACGCTCAAGAACGCGGGGATGGGCATGGTCAGCCGGGGAACAAAATTATGGGTTCATAATAAAGGGCGGTTATCTTACAATCCGGAGCGGTGTAATGGTTGCGGTTGGTGCATTGAAAACTGTGAATATCTTGCGTCAAAAGGCAAGGAGAGCGAGTGTACCCGCTGCGCGGCTTGCGTCGGGGAATGTACTGCGATGTCTTTCTCATTCGGCAAGGCGATAGAGGTCGCGTCCCGGTTGATGGTCAGTGCGTGCACGGTCCTTAACTGGTTACCGAATGTGGTAAATCTTGCTGTGGCGGATAACCCAACGGTACTTTGCGATTGCATGGGGAGCACGCCGCAGGTGATGACACGGGACTTCTTCGCTGCCATTGGAGACAAAGCGGTAGAGGTGGACAACCTTTTAGTGAGCCGTTATCAAAGGTTTTTACTAAAACACTACAGTCTCCAAATTATATTGGGGCAAAGTTACTGCTACACGAAATGGCAGGAGGAGAACTATGGGCGAGATTAGAAACGAGAACCTACGCCACACACAGGCCTTTGAATACTATTTCTCGCTGGGGGCAGATAGGTCACACAAGGCAGTAGCGGACCACTTCGACGTAACCCTGTCCACCGTGCAACACTGGAGCCACTGGTTTAACTGGAGAGAACGTATCCTAGACCGGGATAACGAGGTAGCCCGGGAGTTGGCCCGGGAGACCATGAAAAAAGCTATCAAGATGCGGATTAGCTACCTTAACTTCATTCAGGCCCAGCTAGGACGTGCAGTTGAGAAATTTCGTGAGGGGAGCTTAGAGCCTAACAACGTGCAGGACGTACTACGCTTGATTAAGGCGGAGGTATTACTAACAGATTCAACTGGCCAGTTAAGCCAACAAGTAACCGAGGAAAGCAGAAAGATGGTAAGGGAATTGACCGTTAGGGAGGTCTACGATGCAGACGGAGAAACCCTCGACGAAGGACTTGCTAGAAAGATTGCCAACGCGATTGTCGAACATTCCACGACAGAAATTATTGGAGATGGCGGCGAGGACGAGTTTGGCAGCTTGGGCGACAGTCAAGAGGAATCTCACGAACAGCTGGCACCATAAGCAGTGGTGTGAGCTGGCACTGGATGAGCGTATTTCAAGACTTTGTGTTGTGGCACCCCGAGACCATTGTAAGAGTGAAGTGTTTTCTGTGGAGCTACCGTCACACAAAACACTCTACGTACCGAATCATTGGACATACATATTCTCGCGTACAGGGCCTCTTGCTGACGAGATATTGAAGCGGTGTGTTGAGGCCATGAGAGAAGCCGAACCGGAAGCGCTGAGGAACCCTAGAAAATGGAATCTTAAAGACAAGCAGCTTGCCAACGGAGCTAGAATAACCGCGTCTGGTGTAGGTACGAGCGTTCGTGGAGGGCACCCAGACCTTATCATCTGTGACGATATTCTGGATGAGAAAAACTCTGCCACTGACTACCAACGGAAGAAGGTCTTGACGTGGTTCACGGGCACGGTAACACCGATGGCTCACCCAAGGACGAAAATCATAGTTGTGGGCACACCGCAGCATCAACTTGATTTACTTATGGGGTATCTACAATACAATATCGAGTATTTATGGCTGTGTTACCCGGCCGAGATAGCTGATGAATTATACGAGGAATACCGGTCGGGTAGGCACATCGAAATAGCTATGAAAGAACGCGGATTGTTGAGTGCCGAGGGGGATTACCATTATGCCTAAAGCGCTATGGGACGCAAGGTATCCAACCGCTATTCTTCAACGCAGGCGGCGCGAAATGGGGACGCTCGCATACGATAAAGAATATATGTGCACGCCGCGCAGTTCTGAGTCGTCTATCTTCCCGATGGAATTATTTGAGGCAAACTTTGACCCGGCGGAACGGCTTATAAAAGAATATAACCCGACCACAGACGAAAAAGAGTATATTGTGGCCCAAGGCTGGGACGTGGCGATTGGCCTTGAAGGAGACACTGACTACAACGTCGGTTTTACAATCGGGCTTGATAAAGATGGTGACCGGCACATTCTTGATATCGTACGAGTAAGGCATCTCAAGACATACCGGCGAATTTTGAAACTAATGGAGGAGAAAGCGCTGGCCTACAAAGCAAGAATAATGATAGTCGAAAACAACTCATTCCAGCGGATATTTGAGCAGGAGCTTGCGATGACTACTGCTTTGCCTATTTACGGACATACGACCGGGAGAGAGAAATCAGACTTGATAGACGGCGTACCGGGTCTCCGTATCCTGCTTGAAAACAAAAAATACCATATTCCCCGGGGCAGCTCGCACAGTGTTTCGGTAGTTGATACATGGATTAGTGAGTGCGAAGCGTTTGGTTGGCAGGATGATACGCTCACCGGTGTCGGAGAACATGATGATACCGTTATGGCGTGGTGGTTTGCTGAAATAGGCATGAAGCGCTTGACCGAAAGACCAAGCCGCGCTGGACGCCCGGGCATAATAGGAGCTACGCTACGTAGGAAAGGTTTAGTGCGATGAAAGGAGAGACATGGCGAAATGTTGCGTTTGCGGTGCAGAGATAGACCATTATCTTGTGTACGATTATGAGAAGGCAGTTTGTGAACCATTTTTCACCAAGAGAAATGAATGTCACCAATACGCGGTCCAGCAGGGATGGAGGCTAGACGGAGCATTACACGGCGAGAGTATCGGTTGGCACATTCTGGAAACAGATATCTGTCACCAATTTCAGGTCGAGATGTTGCATACGCAGCATCCCGATTACGTTTTAGAATGGGGAAGCGGATACAGCACGTATTTCCTGCCCAGTAAGTACACAGAATATAAGCGGTGGCTTGCTGTTGAGCATCACCGGTTCTGGGTCTTGAGGTGCCAAGAGAGATTGTTGCCCCGGGTAGGTGTCCTTTTCGGCCCCACGCCGGAGATATACGCGCGCGCTGGAGACGGGCTTAAATGGGATTTTATTTTCATAGATGGTGTTTGGAGGCCTTCTTGCGCCGAGGTCGCCAATTCTATCCTTGCCGAAGGGGGAGTCATTCTCGCACAGGATTACGAGATGAAAAAAGAGTGTTGGCCTAACGATTATGCGTTCCCACGAAGCCCACACTGGGGCCAGTTCAAGAGTCTTACCCCTGATGGTAAAACGAAGATATATGCCATTTTGGCTAACCAACCGCTTGATACACTTCGTTGCGCCGATGTTCTTGCAAAGTACGAGGTTGAAATAGAAAAGTAATCAATCGACTGTAAGGACAATCAATCGACTGTTAAGCGGCTTGACAGGCATCATTATGGGGCTTAATCTTGGAACATGATGCCCCGGGGTAGCAGATGCGTACCGGGTATTCGAGAGGGAGCCGTAATGAAATTGGAAAATCCTCTGTATCGGCATCTTGCTGATAGCCTTTACGTGGATGTTAAGGGCGACCACATGACCGGTGATTTGACCAGCGACGGTAGTATAAGCGTCTGCCCGAATTTTACGTACTACATTTCAAACCCATGTAGCTTCGGGGGCATTGGGGAGTTCAAAGTAAAACGGGATGTGACGTATTGAGCATACTTATCTTGGCATCAGGCGAAGGTACAAGGTGGACAAAGGATTACCCAAAACAGCTTGCAGAAGTCGCAGGTGAGAAGATACTTCTCCGCACAATACGGCAGTTGAAGCAAGCTGGACATACTGCTTTGGTTGTAGCGCATGACCCTAGATTGTTGGAAGTGGGGGGGCAGACCGTTAGCGTAACACCGCGCCGATTTACTTGTGAAACCCTGCAATCGACGCAGCCTTATTGGGGAAAACACAATATCGTATTGCTTGGCGATGTTTACTGGACAGATTCCGCGATAGCTTCTATGTTAACGCAGTCCCGGGAAGTACAATTCTTCGGCACGGGGCTAGAAAAGGGAAAGGATGAGTTGCTGGGGCTAAAATGGCCGGAGCAGTATAGCAGCCTTGTGGCTGATGCGTTAAATGAAGTAATCAAGAATGTTGATAATACGAAAAGGCCTGAATCGCAAGGAAAGCTGTGGCACCTTCTCGCAGCTATGCCAACAGCGCAGTTTAACAAAGTAGACGACGGGATAACAATCGACATCGACACACCGGCTGATTGGGCCGTCTTGTGTGAAAAACTGGAGAGGCAAGGGAGGACAGATGGCTTGGGCAACACCTGATGATGTAAGAGAGTTTACGGAAAATGAGAGCGTGGAAGGCCTCTCCGACTCGCGTTTGACTTATCTTATTTCCATCGTGACCATGTTTATAAAACGCTACACTTGCTACGACTTTGATGATGCCAGCGCCGAGGTCTTGGCGGAGTTGAAAATCATTACGAGTGCACTGGTAGAGATGTATGTGCTACACCAAGAAAACGTCGAGATGCTGGTAAAGGATATGCAGAGCGAGAGAATCGGGGACTATTCTTATACCAGAGCTACAGTCGGGTACGACCCCAACGCGCCAACCGGAGACCCGTGGCTAGATACCATCTTACAATACTATCGGCGGTGCGATGAAACAGGCAAGCACACACCGCCCGCACTCTACGCTTCCGGGCCAACAGCGAAGCGCGACAGAGATGACGATGGAATTGGGGGAATAAATGAGTTGGATTGATAAGCTATTCAGAAAGCGGCCTGACATCAAGACAGCCGCAAAGCCACAGCTTATCGGGAGAAGGCTTACCATGCCGGAGGATTGGACCAGTTTGTCTTTACTGGGGACAGTGGAGAGGGTTTACTGGCGAGATACCAGCATAACAGACAAACTCAAGGTTATCCGTGACCTTTCTCCTGATGCAGCGATGGCGGTTTGGAACATGATACGGCTGGGCATATCTGACTATGAGCTGCGGGTAATCCGTGGCTACACGACCAAGGGAGAAGCAAACGTAGACCAAGAGCTAACCGAATTTTTGATGGATTGGATAAAGAATAATGTGGCCCGGGACTACGGTAAAGGGCTTGGTGCTTTTATGAATACCGCTATGCTTACTTTGATGACTGAAGGAGCTGTAGCAGTAGAGACGGAAGTGACACCCGGTTTAGACGACATCGTGGATTGGCACCTCGTTAGCCCCGGGCGTATAAACTGTCGTCGGGCCACAGAAAAAGACGATTATCCGCTGGGTTCTATCATTTATACGGTTGACACGACAACAGGTGAAACGGACCTGCCTGAAACGCAATTTAGGTACATACCGGTGGACCCGGAAATAGATGACCCGTACGGTAGGTCTCCTATCCTGCCCGCATTGGTACAGATAGACTTTCAGATGCAACTCTTGAACGACTTGAAAGCGGTTGTGCACAACCAAGGGTATCCGCGCATTGACATTACTGTATTGGAAGAAGCAGTTTTGGCAGCCGCACCAGCAGAATATCATCAGTACGGAAAAGAGGCCGAGTTAGCATCATGGGTCGAATCACAAGTATCGGATATCGTCTCACGGGTGGAAACGCTGAATCCCGATGATGCTTTTGTGCATCTCGATAGCGTTTCTGTCGACAAGTGGTCTCCGTCAGGTGGTATCGACTTTGGAAAAGTTGAGGACATCTTGACGGCTCAGATAGTGACTTCATTGAAACAGCTTCCTATTCTGTTGGGCCGGAATGTGGGGACGACAGAGACACATGGTACCGTACAATATCGCATCTACGTAAAGGGCATCGAGAGCCTGCGCGAAAAGGTTGCGGAGCTTGTCCAGTTCTGTGCCAATTTGACCCTTCAAGTGTGGGGGGAACAGGCCACAGCAGAGCTTACTTATGAATCTATCCGCCACACAGACCGTCAAAAGGAAGCCCGAGCATACAAGCTGGAACACGAAACGGCCGTTATCGCAGTACAGCAAGGGTGGATAACAAACGATGAAGCGGCACGGAAGTTGTACTCGCACGATGCTACTGGGGAGGTAGCCACCGAGAAAAAAGCAGAAGATGAATATGCCAAAGAGAAAGAAACAGGGGACGAGCAAGCTGGCACCAAAGGCGACAAAGAGCAGGAGGAAAAAGAGGAAGCGGGAGACACGAAATTCGTGGCACAGATAGAAAGCCGCACAAGCGACAAGGAATGGCTTGAACCTGTTAAGACCATAGATGCAGCCCAGAAGAAAAATATACTCACCGCTATAAATTCGGTTACAGATGAGCTTGTTTTGTTATTCCAAAAGTGGGCCGATGTTTATGGGGAACGCTTGCGAGACGCTACATCGTCCCGGGCGGCCGAGGGAAGTGAGACGTGGGTTTCCGAGGTACTATTTCAATCTACTGACACATTACCGGCCGAGATGGAAAATATTGTGCTACCGCATTACGAAACAGTAATTAAGGATGCTGCATCTGGAGAGTGGGAAAAAATGCAAAAGGCTGGGTTGCTCAA